CTACAGCTTTAGCATTATCGCAATACCCAAAAACTAAAAAGATAGGTCAGGATTCTGTGGTAATCATAACCATAGGACAAGCCGATACTATAAATAGACTTTATAGATCGTATAATGACTCTATTAATATTTTACAATTAAAATTAAAAACAAATGACTCTTTACTCAGCATTAGAACTATTGAAAAAGATAGCTTCTACAATTGGAAATATAAGTACACAGCTAACAAATCTTTATACCAAGATTGGGCAGAAAATCAAAAAAAAATAGATAAGCTTCACGCATGGAGTAAGATACTTTTGATCTTTATAATAATATTTCAGTTTAATCAATTACAGTAATATGAAACAATTTTTTCAGGAAGATAATGGCACTTTTAGCATGAAGCGTTTATGTGGTTTGTTATGCGTACTAACGTTATGCGTTACTATGTATCATAACAGCTTTAGCGAAGAGCATATAGCTCCAAGTACAATTCTGGTAGAATCAGTAGCTTTGTTAGCGTTTGGCTGTTTAGGCCTGACATCAGTAGAGAAAATATTTAAAAAGAATGACTAATTACGAGAAAAGAATATTATTAGGTGCGGCTGTAATGTGGCTTAGCTTTATATTATTATTTTTAGTTAAAACGATATAAAATGAAATTATCTGCACATTTTAATTTAGCTGAGTTTACAAGAAGCGAATCAGCGAAAAGACATGGAGTATCTAACGAGCCAACTCCTGACCATCAGGCTAATCTTAAAGTGCTTTGCGAGAAGATACTTGAGCCTGTAAGAATTTTTAATGAAGGTCCTTTGAACATATCTTCAGGATATAGAAGTAAAAATTTAAATCACTTTATCGGTGGATCATTAAGTTCACAACATTGTGAAGGTAAGGCTGCTGACATAGATATGGATGGCATGAGTGGCAAGAACAATGCTGAAATCTTTAACTACATTAAAGACAATTTAGAGTTTGACCAATTGATCTGGGAGTTCGGTGACAACAATAAACCTGACTGGGTTCATGTTTCTTATAATGCAGGAAAGAATAGAAAGCAAGTGTTAAGGGCACTAAAAACAAACGGAAGAACAGCTTACGCACCATATAAGTAATCTAACCAACAACCAACATAATGAGCAAAAAAAACGTAGGCATCATAGGAGATACGCATTTCCCATTTTGCCACTCTCAGTACTTACAATTCTGCTACGAAGTCTTTAACAAGTTCCAATGTTCTGAAATCATACACATTGGTGACGAAGTAGATAACCACGCTATTAGCTATCACGAGTCCAACCCTAACGGACACTCAGCTTCTAAAGAGTCAGAAGAAGCACAAAAACAATTAAACATCTGGTATAAGAGGTTCCCAAACGTAAAGGTTTGCATAGGGAACCATTCTGCTTTACATAAACGCAAGGCGCAAACGACTGGATTACCTAACCGATTTATTAAATCATATGAAGATGCATGGGATGCTCCTAAAGGTTGGAAATGGGCTTTAGAATGGGAAATAGACGGTGTTTTATACACTCATGGTACAGGTAGCTCAGGACAAGCTGGTGCTATCAATAGAGCAAGAGATGCAAGACAATCTACTGTTATAGGTCACATTCATAGCTTTGGAGGTGTGCTGTATAGTAGCTCAGATAAAGACATGATATTCGGTATGAATGTAGGCTGTGGGATCGATATTAATGCCTATGCTATGGAGTATTCTAAACCTTTCCCCAAAAGACCAACATTAGGGTGTGGGGTAGTTTTAGATGGTGGGAGAATTGCTATATTTGTTCCGATGCCTTTAGGTAGTAAAATAATAAGACTACCCAAGACGAAATAAGGCAGTAGTTTAAAAAACTAAAGTGTGTATTTAATTGATAATCAATTGAGTATGCACTTTTTTATCTAAAATAATTAAAACGTAAATTTGTATGAGTAGAGAAGCAGATGTTAAGATTGCCGAGTTAATGAAAGAGAAGCAGTATTTGGAAGCAAAATTGCAATTGATTATTAGGGAGCTAAGACTAACTGTACTAAAAAATAGTGTACTAAATGTTAATGCACATAACACAACTTACGGAGGATGACAGCTATGAGTACGAGGAAAGCTACGAACCAGTGGACTCGTATATCAATGTTCATTTAGTAGAGAGTGTGGTACCTGATGATGAAGATGCCGATAGGTGTTTCATCTATATGCAATCTGAGGACTATTTCCATTTGGATGAGCCTATGGATAGCTTTGTAAATAGACTACAAAGCGTTCTCTACGGATCAGTATTAACTAAGTTCTACGATAAAAGCAATCGTAGTCAATAAGATGCTCTCATGTTGTGTTGGTTATGGTTAAATCCCCCTTAAAAAAGGGGATTTTTTTATACAGCAATCAATGAAGTTTTGTTTGTTCGCTTACCTGAAATATAATCTTTAAGTGTTCCTTTGTTATATCCTAACATATCAGCAGCTTCTTTAATCGAATTATAATAAATGCCAGTATTTTTATCAAGTAATACTTTGTTTTTAGGTTGCCTAACTATGCCATGATTCTTTGCTTTCTTTCTAAGCCCAATCATAAATGCGTGGTCTTGATTTTCCCTATTAGTTGACCATTCTAAATTTTCAATTCTATTGTCAGTTTTTATTCCATTTATATGATTGACTTGAGGTTTATTGTCAGGATTTGGGATGTATGACATAGCTATAAGCCTATGAACAAACATACTTTTTGTTTTACCATTGACAAATAGATTAACTCTTACATAGCCTCTTTTGTCTAAAGACTTGCTCAAAATCCTCTTTTTTAATGTGCTGTAAATTATTCCACTCTTGGAAATAATGTAATGGGGGAATTGTTCTAAAATATGCATAAAATAAAAATGGCTTCGGAATCCACAGTAGTACCAGTACTGTTTCATCCTTAGCCAAATAAGTTTTAAATGAACCTGGTACGTTCAAAACAAAGATACAAAAATATTTGGTGGAATCAAATAGGCTTATTAATTTTACACATATAGTTTCTTTAATTTGACTTTGATTTTTATTGCATGTACGAGCCCTATTTCTATAGGGCTTTTTTATTGCATAAAAAAAGGTAGTATTTCTACTACCCTTTCACTTTAAACTATAAACTACAAAACACAAATTATTTCTTTTTGTATTGTTCTAATCCGAAGGTTATTACAGCTACATAACTAAGCACATATAATGCCCTGATGTATATATTCCATTCAGTAGGATTCCAGTTATTTACTATAAATGCAAATGGTAAATAGAGGACTACTAATAAGGCAATAATATTGCCAAGCATTTGTAAGATTAGTTTCATATTAGAATGGTAAATCTTTTTTGTAATTACCTCCATCTGGCTTCCAAGTATCGAGTGTTACATAGAAATCTGATTGGTCTGGAGACGTTGTCTTTTTAGTCTTGATTAGGATATTAACCCAACCTTTGTTGTCTTTAGCCCATTCGTTCATCTTCTTTAAGTCATCTGGTCCGAATGATACTTTCTTAAAAGAACCATAAGCTGATTTCATTGTTTGGCATCTGCCTAAGAAATCTTCATTTTTTGTTGTTGCCATGTTATTTGTTTTATGATTAAATACTTTTCTTTAATTCCTGCTTTAGCTTCTCTAAGTAAAGGACTGCATCCATAAGTTCCTGTTGTAAATGCTCTACCCAATCCTTAGTGTTTAAATCGTTTCTATCTAAGTTAGTTCCGTATTTAGTAAAGCCTATGTTTGCTCTGTCTTTATACTTCTCTATTACTGATGAAACTACTGAATCTAAATTATCCATTCTTTCTATATTCGTTAACTAATTTCTTTATAAAAGGTCTATACTTTAATTCAATAGCATAGTCTTTTAATATCTCCTCAAAAGTAACAATAGTTTCTTCTGAAACAAATTCTTTTTGCTTTTTAGTTACTTTAGGTGCTTTTAGTTCTTTGTTTTCTAATTCTATATTTTCCATATTATTTGTTTTATCTACCCTGACCTCTGTAATCCTTTGGTTTAGGTGAATGTTTGTTATAAGATTTCTTTGCTCTACCCATTTTCCTTTTTCCGAAGTTCACCTTCTGCGAACTCGTAGTCTTTGCTTTCGCCATCGTTATTAAATATTTTTACAATTATTGATTCGTCTCTAACCTGCTGACATATCATTGCAATACCTCCTGCTATTGCTAAGTTAGTAAGGAACAACATCTGGTCAGGGCTTATTCTATCACCTATAGCTTTTACTTCACAAGCTATAAACTGACCATACTTTTTAGAGTAACCAATCACATCAGGTACTCCTTTCCTTCCTATAAATGATCTACCCTTAACTGCTAGATTATTGTTTCTCCAAACATCATTACCTCTACTCTTTAAATAATCCAGCATCATCTTGGTTAAATCACTTGCTGTCATGTATGCCATGAACCAAAATTACAATATATTATTAATATATTTAAGCATACCTAATATTGGTGTTGTTTTTCCTATGTCCAGATAGTCTATTTGCTAATGTTTGTGGCTTCATATTTATTGCATTTGCAGCTTCCTTAACTGAATCATAAAATATACCATAAACAATGTCAACAACCTTAGTTCTTCTTTTTGGACCAGGTATTTGTAAGCCAGTCTTATAAGCGTGAATTAAATTTTGGCTATGAGTTACCCATTCTAAATTTGATATACTAAAATCCTTTTTGTTGCCATTTATATGATTTACTTCTTTTAAATTCAAAGGATTATCTATATAAGCCTTTGCAACAATTGTATGTACTCTTCTGGTAACAACTTTGCCATTTACATAAAAATTTACTTTAGGGTAACCTTTGTCACAAATAGAAACTGATAATGTTTTATTTGTTTTTGTGTTTACAATAACTCCGTTTTCATAAACAACATAATTTTTAAATTCTTCTACTATTTTCATATTTTTAATTTTTATCATTCCCAACGGATAAACTCTGTCATATGCATCTTCACATATCGTACTTTATCCTTGTATTTTAGTTTACTAATCTTAAAGTATCTACGAGCTTTTTGACGTAGTAAATCTGCTCTCATAAAGTATATCCTATGCCTAATATCTAAGTTGATTGCAAAAAACTCTACTCTCATATCTGCTATACCTGATGGTTTACCTTCTCTTTCATACTCCAACCATATGTAACCTCTCTGTAAGGCTTTTAGGTCTGTGATGACCATTATCTTAGTATTCTTAGCAAATAGCCTTAGTGCGTTATATGTACCATCCTCATATTTTGCTAGGTCTATTTCGAACTTTCTTTTGTTTCGGTAGTTTCCTGGATTCGGTTTCTCCATTGTCTTGTTTTTTATATAAAATACTGGACAACTGCTCAGTAAGTCTTTTTAATTCTATTTCATTGATATCAGCTCGTAGTTTTATGTTTACTACGGCATCATGCATTTGGATAAATTGTTCTCTCATTCGTTATGGTTTTGTATGGTTATGGTTTCTCCTATAAATCTTAAAGGAATATTTGTTGTAATGCCATGTCTATTCTTTTCTACCTTGCAAATAACAAGTCCATTGGGATGGTATTCTTTGCCCTTAATTTCTACTGACTCTTGCATTTCATAGTATTCAGGTCGCATAAGCATCACTACAATGTCAGCATCTTGCTCGATTGATCCTGATTCTCTAAGGTCAGAAAGCTGGGGTATCTTGTCAGCTCTTTCCTCAACCCTTCTACTTAACTGAGACAAAGCAATAATAGGTACTTCTAGTTCTTTAGCTAACGCTTTTATGTTCCTACTTATTGTGCTGACCTCTTGTTCTCTATTTTGGTTAGACTTCCCTTGACCTGACATTAGCTGTAGATAGTCTATAAAAATCACCTTTATGCCATATTTCTGCTTCAAAATGGTAGCTTTAGCCCTTAACTGACTGATATTTAACCCACCAGTATCGTCTATGTAGATAGGTGCTTGGATTATCTTATCATCAGCCTTCATAACTACGTCTTTTTCATAGTCATTCAAAATATTCATTCTAAGACGTTTTAAGGGCACTTGTGAGCTTATTGACTCTAACCTTTCAACTAGCTGTTCGGAGCTCATTTCGAGGCTAAAAATAGCCGTAGAAACGTTTTTTAAGATAGCTAAGTGATAAACCGAAGAAAGCATGAAGGCAGTCTTACCTGCACCTGGTCTAGCAGCTACCACAACCATATCAGGAGCACACCATCCACCAATAGTAGTATTTAGTTCGGTAAATCCTGTATCAAAGCCTAATAACTCACCTTTATTAGCCATGTCTCTTTTGGTTATTACTTGCATAACTATCTGATCTATAGTCTGTTCGTAGATATTTCCAAACTCTTGTAAACCTAAAAGTTTACTAATTAGTGAACTTATTGACTCAAGTGACTCAGTATCAGGATGTAAGAACTCACTAGATTTTTGTATTAGGGTTAGGTAGGCTTGACGTTTCTTATACAGCTCCACTACCATCTCAATATGAGTATTAAGATGGTTAGTGTGTACGATGTTGTCAGTTAGTTTAGATAGGTAGTAAGCACCACCTACTTCATCCATAGCTTTATCACCTTGTAGCTTTTGGGCTATAGTGGTGATGTCTATAGAAATATGCTTGTCAAACATGGATTTTATAGTAGAAAATATCTTCTTGTGTTTAAGGTCATAGAAAACATCTTCGTTAAGCAATCCAATTACCAATGGTAAAGCATTCTTATCTATTAATAATGAGCCAAGTATATTCTTTTCTAGTTCGAGGTTTTTAGGTAGGTTAGTAGCTTCTATCATTTAAGTTTGATTTTAGGTGCGTCTTGATTTATTGGCTGAAAGTTTTTTGAGTTCTTTACCCATGTAGCTATTCTTCTACTAATGTCAAAGAATTTTTGATCTTGAAATCTCATCTTACCTTTATCATTAGCTTCAGTCCAATAACTAATGAATGCATCGTACTGATTACCAAGTTTATCTCTAAACTCATTAACCCTACCAACAAAGGCATCTTTACCATTATATATCTTATTAACTTTGTTATTATATTCTTTGTTATTATGTGCCAGTTTTTCGGCTGGGGGGTGGGTTGGAATTTCGGCTGGGGTGGTAGTATTTTCTGGCTGAGGTATCTCGATAGTAATTACCAATGATCTAAACTCAACTTCACCATTTTGTTTTAGTTTAACAATCCTTCCTAAAATTGCCATGTCTTCTAATTTCTTTAAATGTTCTTTGATTGTAGATTCAGAACAATCTAAACATTCACCTAAATAACGATTAGATGCAAAGCAATAGCCTCTTTCGTTTGAAAGATTAGAAATCAAAGCAATAAGCAATTTTTGTTTGTCTGTAAGTTCTTTGCTTAGTAGAACTTGTGCAGGTAATACTGCGTACCAATTATGTGACATAAAATAAAAGAGCCCTATCAAATTCCCCCCAGTCGGATTGGGGGTTCATCTCAAGGGCAATAAGTTCTAAATGAGTATCCGACACTCACTACAAAGTTAATTCAATTCGTCAAACTTCTCAATTGCCTTAAATATCTGGTGTGCTACTTGAGGAACTACAGCATTTCCAGCTGCTTTTATTGTTTCTCTTCTAATACTTGGAAAGGTTTTAGTGTCCAATCCGCAGGGTACCCCATTATCTCGCAATAAAACATAGGGTTGTTTTGGCCAATTATCCCAGTGATTTCCCTGATCTTGCCTGGTACACTTTCTATTTTCATGAAGTATGGCTCTCCCCTCAGTTTCTTTAGTTCTTGTGCTTGTGGTCCTTGTGTGTCTCTCGCTGTTGGAGTAGGCCAAAAAGAAAACTCTTTGCCTTTGATGGGGTGCACCGACACCTGCAGCTGGAATAAGAAACGATTGGACTTCATATCCTTCCCTTTCCAAATCATCGTACACCTCGTTGAATACCATCCCTCCATTCCAGTTAACAAGTCCACGAACATTCTCGCCAACGATCCATGTGGGTTTGACTTCTTTAATGCACCTAAGCATTTCAGGAAAGAGGTGTCTTTCATCGTCTTTCCCAAGTCGTTTTCCTGCACTTGAATATGGTTGGCAAGGGAATCCTCCTGTGAGTATGTCAATTGATCCTCTGTGAATAGTGAAGTCTGTTTTAGTAATGTCATGATAAGAAATTGAGTTTGGGAAATGATGTTTTAATACTTGTTGTCCAAATGGATTCCATTCACAATGGAATATGTTATTCCATCCCATCCATTCGGCTGCTAAATCAAAGCCTCCAATGCCACTAAATAATGATCCATGATTCATAATTATTTTTTTATTCTAAATACTATTGTTCTATTTTCATAGCTAAACTTCTTCTTAGCTATAGGATTTAAGCTATCCCTTATAGTTTTAGGATTAATCCTTGTCTTTCTACTCGCTGCCGCTATAGATTGAAACAATATTTCTGACTTATCATCTGTAAATATAATTCGTATAGGTATATTGTTTTCAAATCCATTAGGCTCTAATTCTAAACCCATTATATAATCGTTTTAATTCAAAGTAAATGTTAGCTGTTACAAGTAAAGCTATAGCTAATGGTGCACTTATCAAAAAGAATTTAATGTATTTCATAAAATAAAAATAAGCCCCCTTTGAAACATAACTCACACCACTAAGTTAAATAATAATTGTAGGGGGCTATAAGTTTAATAAGATTGTTTTGTTCTAAATGCATTCATCATGTTAACGATGCCTTGATCTAACTTGTAAGCATCATCCATCATATTGATGACTTTTCTTTCAGCATCTAAATATGAATCTAATTGCTCTTGGAGTTTTTTGACCTTATCTCTAAGCATCTCATTCTCTAGTTCAAGTGTGTCGGTGTAGGTTCCTAGTCTCATGATTATTTCTTTAGACTTATTTTAAATGTGGTTGTACTATACTTTGGTGCAGGATAAATCATCTCACCAGTCTCAGGATCAACCAATGGTTCTTTAATAGCTTTAAGTAAGCCTTCTCTTTCCTTCAGCTTATACTTGACAGCTTCTACTTCCTGGTTAAGTTTTTGCCATGTATAATCACCATCATAGGCATATTTAATACCTGACTCCATCTTAGATAATTCAGCACCTAATACGTCTGCTTTACCTTGTGGGTATTTATCTAATTCAGCAATAACATCTTCTTTTAATTCAGCTCTGATGCCATCTAAAAGTTGTTGTAATGCTTCTGACTTAACTAACATCTCTAATGGTGATTCACCAGAGTCTCTAAAGTGTGCTACGATTGTTTGCTTTAATAATTCAATGTTAAATTTAGTAGGCTCTATGCTACTCAATTCAATTTTAGGTAATAATTCTAAACTCATGTTTTTATTTTTTGGTTAAATTATCTTTTTTAGCTTTTAATACTGACATCAAATTATCATCAGAATCAAATGCTTGTTTATATCCATAATACAAGTCAGTTAATTGCTTTAGCTTAGTACATTTAGCAATCTCAAACATTATTTCTTCTTTACTTGGTCCTTCTTCTACAATCTCTGCTACTACTTCTACTACAGGCTTAGAGGGTTTTTTTAGCTCTTCTACTGCAAAGTCCATTTCCTCAGCAGGAGTAGCTTCGAAACCTGCAGCTTTCATCAACCATGCTAATAGGTTACGATACGCTTTGCCAATTGCTCTAGTCTGAGCCATTGAAAGTATAGCGTATTCATCAAAATAACGCTTAGTTTTTTCCCCATTGGAACATAAAGCAATACCAGTTGCAACGACCAAACCAGTGTTAATGTTACGAACTTCACAAGTAGCCATATACTTAATAGTAGTTTCATTTGATAAGTCTTTTGTGTCTGTAATAATTGGCATCAATCCTAAAGAAGCACCAGCAAATTGCCATCCTTCTACGTTAACGAATTGTTTGCCTTGAATGTTTGAGCTTAATCCTTTTTCTTTGATTAATTTAGATAGCTCATTAGATAATTGTAGCATTGAGTCTTTATTGATTAACTCATAGCTTGGGTTAGTTTTTTGCAATTCCATTGTAAGTGTTTTGAGTGTTAAAGTAATTAGCTTGTCTTGTTGGGTATTGCTCCCATACTTTAATCAACGAAGTGATTAGATCAAACGAAGCCTGTGAATAGTTTATCTCGTGCAAGATTTTTGCAACTAAGAGTTTTTTGTCATTATCTGACATTTGGTGGAAGGTTGATAACATATTGTGTTGGTTTATGGTTTAACGTAATGCATAAATTGCTTCTGGTAATCTTCCTAAAGTTTTTAGGATTGACTCATATTTCTCAAAATAGAATGGGATGTAATTAATGTCTCTATGGAAATTATTTACTGCGTGTAATACTGTTGTTCTATCTCTGTGAAAATATGGTGCTATTTGTGATGCTCTTTGTCTATATGTTGTATGCAAAATATAGAATGCCATATTTCTAGCCATTACAAGCTCAAAATTTCTTCTTCTGCATATCATCTTACTAACAGGCAATCCAAATTCATTTGCCACAATTTCAATTACTTGCTTATATATTTCAGTATCTAAGTCAAGTCTCTTATGTGCCAATAATGTTCCTCTAGGAACTCTCTTAACTTTCTGTATACTCATTTAATTGGTTTTTAAGTGTTTCTAATCTCTTCTCAAAATAGGCTTTAAGGATTTCGTGCATTTCCCAATCGCCTTTCTCTATTCTAGTCTCAATTAAATACCTACTCAAGCCTGTTAGTTGCATGAGTTTTTTGATGTCTCCATGTCTAATCATGGATCTATAATCCTTTACCTCAATCATAGTTTACTTTTTATAATGGTTTAAATGTCTGTCGATCCCATTGATACAAGCCTCAAGACTCGCATAGAAAGAGGCTCTCCAATAGTAGAACTTGCCATTTAGGATGAAATTATCCCATTTAATAATCATTCCTTTATAGGTAAAACGCTTTGAGATTTTGCCATTGGAATTTACATAGGTTAGTTCTTCTTTGACTCCTTTTCTTTTTAAGTCTTGAGTAATCTTGTTCATGGGTTTTTAGGGGTTTTTGTTTTATTCGTTGGGGGAAGTTTTTGTTTCCAGGATTTCAAACATCTCCAAAGGTTCTTGGTTAGATAGTTTGATAAAAATGTCATAGGCATCATCTTTGTTTAGCCTCAAGCTACTAGGAACATATAAACCATCTTCTCTAGTAAGCCAACAGGTTTGACCTGTGATAAGATCTGTCTTGCAGATAAATTCAAATTTTTTCATAGTTTATTTGTTTATTTGATTTAAGATTTTATTTTGTAAGTCAATAGGTAAATCAGTACAACTGATAACCTCTTCATCTTCATTTTTGTCTAAATCCAAAATAGCTTCATCATAAGATCCGTAAATAACAACATCTTGATTGCCATCTGAAAATTGAAACATAGCATTTTCAGTTCTGCTGTAGATTACATAGTCATTTGAGTTTAAAGTTTTCATAGTTTTAAAGTTTTTGGTAAAATTATAAAGTTTTTGGAATTATTTAAAATATTTTTGTTAATTTTTTGTGAAAGGTTTTTGGCAGATTTTTGGCTGCTGGATTTTTGTGGGGTTTTTGGGGAGTTTTTGTGGAGTTTTTGCATAGGGTTTTTGGTAGGTTTTTTGCTGATGATCCTAGCAACTAATAAACAGTTACCAGGATGCACCAGGCAAAGCACCCAATAAAAAAATCTATCTATTTTGCCTCAAACTCACTTTGTTTTATTTGTTCGATCCTTTGCTCTAATTGTTCGATGTTGTAAGATTGGAAAGCAATTCCGCCTCCATATTGTTTATTGTGAAACTTTCTACCTCCAATTTTACGAGCTAAAAAAAGGGCTCTTTGGTAACTATCAGCAATTTGTAAAAAATGCACAACATAACGAGGGTTCCCATTGATGTCGTTGTTAATTCTTGTAAACATTTGTTTTATTTTTGGTTAAGATAAAAGGGCTAAATAGCCCCTTTATTTCGTCTATTCAAGACTCTTCAGTTAACCTTTTACTTCTACCCATTCTCCATCCCATTCCGCACCATTTAAAAACCATTTTCCCTTTCTTTGATAAACTGAAACATTTGGCAACCCATTTAATCTTTCTTTGGTTGTGTTAGTAAACCAACCACAATTTGTGATAGATATAACACCACTTCTCAAGCATTTTTGAGCTATTAAGTTGCCATGAAGGTACAATTGAGTCAATGGGTTATTAAAATTCCTATCTAAAAAAACCCTTGTATTGTCTTTATTGAAGGGTAAGTCATTAATAAAAGCATAAACGCTTTCTTTTGTAATTTTTCTCATTGTGTTTTATTTTTAATAGTTTTGAAATATCATGTCATTAATTGCTTTGATTAGTTCTTCTTTTGTTATGGGCTCTTGTCCTTCCTCATCCGCATCCCATGAGCCATTCCAATCTAAAGAGTAAGCTAATTCTATGAGCTCATCTCTTGTCATATTATTAAGATTTACTTTTTCTAAATCTATGTTTTGGAATACTTGCTCTGAAATCATGTAAGGCAACTCCTCAATAATATTGTCTAGGATTCTTTGTTGCATTGGCGAAATATCACCTCCTAAAGTATTGTACTTTTTATGCAATATTTGAAAGATTAAGTCAATAGAATTGCTTAACATCTTTGTGGCATCTTTTCTGATTTCTGATTTTAAAGGTTTCATTTTGTGTTGTTTTATGATTTATTAATAGTTTACTTTTTCCCATGTCCAATTGTAGTTATTTATATCGTAGTATTTAACGCCATTTATAACTATTGGGCTTGTGGTTTCTTCACTTATGAACTCATCCTCTTCATAGTATTTGCTTATGATAACATCATTAATTGAATCATAAGATATTAATTCATATTGGCACGCTTTGTGCTCTAGGTTTTGAGCATTAAAGTATTTAATAACTTTCTTAGCTTGCCCAATAGTAAATAATGGACAACTCCAACCATTCCATGAATCGTTTGAATCATATCCATGAAACTCTATTGGAGTGCCACAACAAAATTTAGCTTTTTCCATGTTTAATTGTTTTGATTGTTTTTGTAATTGTAGATATAACCAAAGGCAATGATTAATAATAATACAATGCCAAGATAGAAAGGGATGCTTTCTTGTAATGCTGATTGGTGCATAATTAAAAATTTAACTTGTGATTTAATGATCTAAAGTTAAGGACTATATTAATACAAAGTACAAAAAAGTACAAATATTTTTAAATTATTTGGAATCCTGGTACGAGCTAGAATGGATCATTCGGATGTATTTAGATAGTTCTATCTTATAATTGATATTATAATATGCATTATATAATATATATTATATAATATATGATATCCGATATATTGTATATTAACTAGATAAATTGAATATATAATGGGATATGTAATATTAATTAAATTAGTCCTATTCATTGTTAGTTGGCGAAAATGACTAAGTAACATATCATTAAATTATTCCCTAACTTTGAACGCACATAAACTAACCTTATTTAACATAATGGTAATTATAAGAAAAAACAAACATTGATAATCAACAAGTTATATTTATGGATATTGGAATTACTAAGGAATTTAGCACCGTATACCCTTTTTATTCGTAAGAAAGTTTTCGTAGGTGGCTTGTGCCCCCTAAAATTCTGATACCAAACAATGACTTTAACTTTTTTGTATTTTGATTTTTTTTATTTTGTAATAGACACATTAAAATAATATATAATATGTACAAGTGTAAACCAAAACCTAAGAAGTAACTTAAACCACACAACAATGAATGCGGAATTTAAAGAGATAAGTAAAGAGGCTTTTATCATAGCCTATAAGGAGAACTTTGGCAATATCACCATTAGCTGTGAAGCTGCAGGAGTATCAAGAGGGATGTATAAGTCTTGGTGTGAGAAAGATCCTGAGTTCAGAAAGCGTTTAGCTGAAATAGAGCCTGAAGAGATTATGTTAGACTTTGGAGAGCAGAAGCTTATGGAAAGGATTGCTAGGGGTGATACCTTAGCTACGATGTTCCTACTAAAAACTAAAGGAAAGCGTAGAGGCTATATCGAGAAACAAGAGGTTGCTCACGAAGGTGATGTAGTGAAGCAGATTACAGTTAACGTAGTTAGACCAGAAGAACTGCCGAATATTCAAAAGCAGTTAGATGGTGATGAGCACAAAGAGTTACCTGAAAGTTCTCCAATAGTAAACTTTGATACCCAAGTAGAACCAGGAATGGTTATACCAGCTACGATGGCTGGTGAAATCGATGAAATTCCATTGTATGACCATGATAAAGGCGAATATTTAGACCTAAATGACCAAGATGAATACGAAGAGTAGTCTAAAATCAATTTAAAGGGCATTTAGAGACGATTTAAGACACTTTTAGTATAAAATAGTACCATAATACCAAAAAGAGAAAATAATGGCTTAAAAAGCCTTAAAACCAACATGAATGAACGTAACTACCAACAAAGTATTCCAAATCTTGCAAGAGAGCCCAAAAAAAATCTCAGTTATGCAAGGAGGAACAAGAAGTGGCAAGACATACAATATCTTGACATGGTTTATCGTCAAACTGTTACAAGAAAAGGGAAAGACTTTGACTATCTGCCGTTCCTCGCTTCCGTCTATCAAGGGTTCTGTAATGAGAGACTTCATAGAGATACTTTCAAAATATGGCTTGTACTCAGAAGACAAACACAACAAATCCGAAAGTTTATATTTTCTAGGAGGCAACACCGTAGAGTTCGTATCTACAGATCAGCCTCAAAAAATCAGAGGTCGTAAGCGTAACTATCTTTTCATCAACGAGGCAAATGAGGTGAACTACGAATCTTGGATGCAGTTAGCCCTTCGTACAACCGAGAAGATTGTAATTGACTATAACCCATCAGATTATTACTCTTGGATATATGACAAGGTAATTCCTCGTGAGGATGCTGACTTTACCATCACTACCTACAGAGATAACCCATTTTTAGAAAAATCTATCGTTGAGGAGATTGAAAGGCTTAAAGATGCTGACCATGAATACTGGAGAGTTTATGGTTTAGGAGAAAGAGCTATCTCGGAAGCGACTATTTATACTCATTGGAAACGCAGAAGAACTTTCCCAGAAGGAGGGGATATATTTTATGGTTTGGACTTTGGCTTCAACAATCAGACAGCACTCGTTCGTGTCAAACTCTACGATAACGAAATGTATGTGGACCAGCTCATTTACGACACTAAAATGTCAACAGCCCTTTTAATCGACAGAATGAGGGCATTGGGCTTAGATAGGAACTCAGAAATCTTTGCTGATCCTGCAGAACCTAAAACTATCTCGGAGGTTAACAAAGCAGGGTTTAATTTGAAGAGTGCAGTAAAAGATGTCTTTGCAGGAATCAATAAGGTTAAATCCTTTCCACTAGTAATCAAAAGTGATTCTTTGGATTTGTTAGATGAAGTAAAGAATTACAAATGGAAAACGGATACGGATGGCAATACTTTGGATGAACCTGTGAAATATCGAGACCACTTAATGGATGCAATGAGGTATGCTATATACACAAAATTTGCTAAACCGAAAAGAGGATGGGTTGTATAGGTTAAAAATTGTTTACTTTTGTAAAAACATCTTATAGCGTGAAATTTACTGAATTTATAGGAGGTATCATTCCCTTCAAAAAGAAAGCGGCAACTAATATAGGTTTCTCAAGTAATCCTTTAGCCGACTTTGCAGGTTTAATTCAAGGAAGAGTTTTATATCCTGAGATAAATCAAAAGAAATATGTAAATGACTATTGTAACAATAGTGAAGTATATGCTATCATCAAAAGAATAGCTAAGACTGTATCTACAGTTCCTTTCTACGTTTATAGCGTTAAAAACAAAAAAGCGTTTAATCAGTACAAGTCATTAATCGCAAACGCAAATTCAGTAGCTGATTTAGCTAAGGCTGAGTTGGTTAGAGTAAAAGCAATCGAAGAAGTTGCTGATTCTCCACTAAATGATTTATTACAACAACCAAATGAATATCAATCATTCTCCGAGTTAATGGAGAACATGGTTGGTTACAAACTAATAACAGGTAATACTTACATATGGGCAAATAGATTGTCTAATGGTAAGGTGCAAGAATTAGTAGTTCTCCCATCCCAATATGTGGCTATCGTTTCTGATGGCACTATTAATGGGGTTGAAGCGTACACATTTACTTTGGTAGGATGGGATAATTTACCAGCAAGTGATGTGATACATCTTAAGTACTTCAACCCTTACTTTGACACTAATGGTCAGCAATTATACGGATTGTCACCTTTACAAGCTGCATTTAGAACAGTACAACGTTCTAACGATGCAAAAGATACATCTGTTGGTATGTTGCAGAATCAAGGACCTAAAGGTGTATTGTTTGCTAAAGAAGGCAACAATGATTTCGGACCAGAGGCAGCAGGTAAGTTAAAAGAAGATTTCTACAATCAATACGGAACTAAAACTCAGGGCGGTATCGTTCAGAACGCTGGAAGAATATTAATTGCAGGTGCAGAATTAGGTTGGTTGAATATGGGCTTGTCTCCTATAGACTTGCAGTTGTTAGAATCAGAGAAGATTACGCTTAGAGAACTTTGTAACGTATATGGAGTTAACTCTGCGTTGTTTAATGATCCTGATAACAAGACCTATAACAACATGAAGGAAGCTAAGAAGGAAATGTTGACGCAAGTTGTACTTCCTGAGTTAGTAGCAATTCGTGATGCGTTAAATAGATTTTTTGCAAATGAGATGGGTAGAGATACTTACATCGACTTTGACTTAACTGTGTTCCCTGAATTACAAGAGGACATGAAAGAGTTAAGTTCAATCCTTTCTCAGTCTTGGTGGATTACTCCTAACGAAAAGCGTGTGGCTATGCGTTATGAGACTATACCTGATGAGGTAATGAACGAAATCTTTATTCCTGCAGGTTACTTGCCTATAGACGAATTGACTATGTTGCAAGACCCTCGTAATGCTCAACAACAAAGCGATTATAACAGACCTCCTGTAAAATAGTAATGGCTAAAATACTATATCCATCTCAGCAATTTGCTTTGCAACAAAAGATTGCAAGGAAATCAATCAGAGAATATCAGCCACAAATAAAGGCTGTATTGCAGAAAGATTTTGACAAAGCTGCGGATTTGGTTGCTAGTATGGGAGCACAGCAAACTGTAAATAATCGACAAGCATTATTTGACTCAAAGTCAATTAATAATATTTTACGAAATTTGTATGAGAACGTGGGCGGCTATACCGCAATGCGTTACGAAAAGATATTTGACAACTTTAAAAAAGAAGAGTCTATAGACTTTGATCCACTAGATATTGCTGACGAATGGTTAGCGTTTATGTTGTCTTATTGGACAGCTATTAGTGGAGCTAAAATGTATGGCATTGAGAATACAACCGAAACAGAGATTGCTAGGTTGATTAATAACGCAATACGTTATGGTCAAGAGAATAATCTTACAGAAAGAGAAGTAAATAACATGGCGATTACTTTACTTAGAGATGGTAAGATTAATAGCTCAAGAAGTTTATTGATTGCTCGTACTGAATCGCATCAGGCTTTAAGCACAGGTGCATTTGGTGCAACTAAATACTCAGTAGTTCCTTTGCTAAAGCAATGGGTACACTCAGAGTATATGGCAGCTCCTAGATTGTGGCATTTAGATTTGGATAGACAAACTAATCCTGACACACAAGGAACGAGAATATTGGTGAATCAGCCATTTATGGTAAACACACCAAACTTAGGGGTGATACAAATGCAATACGCACATGACGCTATAGGCGGTGCTATAAATAACTGCAACTGCAGATGCTGTACGGTGTATATTGCGTAAACAAATAAATATGAGTAATTTTTATAACAGAAAAGGAGTAAGTGGAGCACCGATAGATATGTCGGATGACTCAAGAACCGTAGTGGTTTACTATTCCGCATTTGGTAACGTAGATAGTGATGGTGATGTAATCACTCCTGGTGCGTTCACTAAATCATTAAAAGAGAATGGTCCAAAAGCTAAGAATAGAATCTGGCATTTGTTCAACCATTCTACAGACAAGCCTATTGCAAAACCATTCGACATGGAAGAAGATGCTTTTGGTTTAAAGGCTTACGTTAAAATGCCAAACACAACTTTAGGTAGAGATACTTACGAGTTGTATAGAGATGGGCATATAACTGAACATAGCATTGGATTCCAAACTGTGAAGTCTCAAGCTAAGTCTGGTTATAACGAAATATCAGAAATTAAATTGTTTGAAGGTTCCTCAGTTTTATGGGGAGCTAATTCTAATACACCAACAGTAATGGTTAAGTCTGAAATTAAGGCTACAGTTATTGATGAGATAGCTAAGACTATCAAATCTTTAAGAAATGGCTTTTATACAGACGAGACATTCGGTTTGTTGGAATTAAAACTTAAACAATTACAGCAATACCTTGCAGAAATGGAAGATGAAGAGTCAGTTCCTTCAGAAGAACAACCGCCTATAGAAGAACCATCTGAATTGCAACCAGAAGGTGAATCAGAAGAAGAGGCATTGGAAGAAGAAGAAAACCCGACTATTTCCATCGACATCGAGGTTAGCAAATATTTACAATCATTTAAAATTTTCAACTAATGGTAGAAGAAATTAAAAGTGCTTTTGAAGGTATCAAGTCTGAATTAAACGGACAATTTGATGCTGCTAAAGCTGAAAACGTAGCTGCAGTAGACGCAGTTAAGTCTGAATTAGAAGAATTAAAATCTCAAGTAGCTGTAGTTAAAGATGCTGCAGACAAACTTGAAGCAAAAAACAATCGTATTAAAATGAACGAAAATCAAGTAAAAGGGTTCAACGCAACTCTTGCTGAAGCAATCGAGAAGAATGCTGACAGCATCGCAAAATTAGGTCGTGGTGAAGTAAAGCGTTCTGGCTTTGTATTAGACACTAAGGCTGTAGGTAACATGACAGAAGCAGTTAACTTAACTGGTGATATTCCTCGTCAATATGCTCCACAAGTTTATGCTCTTCCTAATCGTAAAGTACACGTTAGAAGTTTGTTACCAGTAGGTACAATCTCTACAGGTTTATTTACTTTCCCTAAGGAAACTGGTGGTGAAGGTGATGTAGCTCCTCAAACTCAAGGTAGCACTAAATCTCAATTAGATTTCGATATCACAATGACTGATGCTCCTGCTCAGTACATCGCTGGTTTCGTAAGAATCTCTCGTCAAATGTTGGATGACGTTCCTGCAATGACTTCTTTCTTACAAGCTCGTTTGTTAGAGAAATATTTATTAGCTGAAGATGCTCAATTATTGAATGGTAGTGGTACAGCTCCAAACTTAACTGGTTTGACTATTAACGCTGCTGCTCCAACTGGTGCTGCAACTGTAGACGTTGAGCAATTAGTACAAGCTATTGCACAAGTTTCTGCTACTAACTATTCTGCTAATGGTATCTTGATTAACCCAACTGATTGGGCTAACATCATGAATACAAAGAATACTAACGCTGCTTATAGCCTTCCAGGTTCTACAGTTGTTACTACTGATGGTTCTTTAACTATTGCTGGTGTACCTGTATTCCAATCTACAGCAATCGCTGCTGATAAGTTCTTAGTAGGTGACTGGGCAATGGGTGCTCAAATCATGCAAAATCAAGGTATCTCTGTTCAGTTCTCTGAATTTGATAGCGATAACTTCCAAAAGAACTTGATTACTGTAAGAGTTGAAGCTCGTATTGCATTCCCTATCTACTACAACAATGCGTTTGTATATGGTGATTTCGGTAACGTAGCTTAGTCTTAGACTAATCTAAAATATAAGGGGTAGCCAAAAACTACCCCTTTTTTAATGCGTTAAATTTTGACTATTTTTGTAAAAAACATACAGGATGCAAATTGTAAGAGATATAGCGGTTTTATCTGATACTGTTTCAGAAGCAATAACCTTAGCAGAGGCTAAAAACTATCTAAGAGTAGATTATTCAGAAGATGATGCATTGATTGAAGCTTTAATTACTTCAGCAAGAGTAAGATTAGAGCAATATGCTGGTGTGGCTATGACACAAAGAAACTTACAAGTAGTTGCTTTTATGAGTGAGTTTATCGAGCTTCCATATGTGCCAGTTGGTGTTTTGATGTCAGTTGAATATTGGAATGGACAAGATTGGTTAACATTAGAAGAAGGGGATTATTATACTTTAGGCACAAACACCATGAAAATTTATTCTGTATCTTATCCAGGCGGAGAATATAGGTTTACATATACTTGTGGGTACTGTGAACCAACTCCTACTATGAGAACAGCTTGTTTTAAGATGTTGGCTGATCTATACGAGTATAGAGAATCAAGCGTAGAGTCAAGTAGACCAAGTGCCAACTTAACAACTGCTTATGAGCTTATGAAGCCATATAAGCGTATTAACTACATATTATAATGATAGGTAAATTACACGAAAGAATAACTTTTAAAAGTAAGACAGGTGTATCTGATGGAGCTGGTGGGTATGTTAATACCCTTGCTGATTATTATACTTGTTGGGCTCAGATCGTAAGAGACTCTGAAGCTAAAACAGACATAGTAAGCAAGGACTCTTTAAATCGTGATATTAGCTTTAGAATTAGATATACTACATCTAAGACATTTGATAACAAGTTGATTATCAGCTATAAAAACGATTTATATTTGATAAACTCAGTTATAAACGAAGGTGACTTAAATAAGTATTTTATCATAGGATGCTCAACTATTAAGAATGGCTAGTTTTACGATGGATGTAAAAGGGCTGAATACCCTACATAAAAAGTATGCGGCAGTTGCAGATAAGTTTAAAAACTATGCAGTTATCGAATTAGATAAGGCTGTAAAGAAAATGGAACTTGAGGCTACTAAAAAATCAAGTAAACAAAAGCTACCAAAATTAAATCCTAACTCAACATACGAAAGAACAGGTAATTTGTCAAGAAGTATCTTTTCAAGACCATATACGGCAGGTTATGCTGTTATAGGGATGGGGCAAGGTATAAACTATGCTCCATATGTGGAGTTTGGTACAGGTAAGGGATATGGTTATCCTTATGCTGCCTCTAAGCAATATATTGGCAAAGTTCAAGATATAGCTAGAACATTTAAAGGATCTAATATTAAAAATAATAATATGAAGGCTAGGTCATTCTTCTTTAGCACTATAAATAACAATATGAATGCCCTTTATAGAAAGCTTAATAAAGGCTTACCAATATAAATATATTTCGCTAAATTTGTGTAAATGAAAGACTGCGGATTAGCTATAAGAAAGGGGTATTTTGACAAACTAACTAGCGAATCGTATTCGTTAGGGGTTTATGATACAATAGCTCCAGATAGTGCAAATCCACCATTCTTAATCATTAGTAGCCAAACACAAGCTGAAAATAGTGACAAACAAAGCTATAGCCAAAATGTTACAATTCAGTTTGATATTGTCTACAGAACTTTTAAAGCTGGGGAAGTTGGTCAAAAATCAGTAGATGATTGGGCTAACGAGTTACTAGAAATTATAGGAGTATATCCTGCAGATTATCCAAGTGCTGCTCCAAACTTTAAAATAGTTACTAGAAGAGTTGCTTCAAACATAGCTACATTTGATTATGTAGATGAAGCATACATCTTCAGAAGAGTAATAACAATGGAACATTTTGTGAATCAAATATTATAAAAAAATAAAATAAAAAAAAATGCCAACATCAGGTGTATTTAACGGAACCTCATTGGTTGTATTAGTAGGAACAGAAGTGGTAGCTCACGCTACATCTTGTTCTTTAAGTTTTTCTGTAGACTTACCAGATAGTACTACAAAGCAAAGTAATGGTTGGGTAGACCATATTGGTGGTGCTAAGTCTTGGACTTTGACTACAGATGGTTTAGCTACAGTTGATCCTGCTGCTACAGCTTCTTACTATACTACAGGTGAATTAATGACTGCAATTGCAAATAGAACTGCTGTAACAGTTAAGTTTACTACGGTTAGTGGAACAACTCCAGTAAATGGTGACTTAATTTGGTATGGTCAAGCTTTTATTGAAAGCATGGATATTACTGCTGATATGGAATCTCCAGTAACTTATTCAGTATCTTTTACAGGATCTGGTCAGTTACAACAAGCTACTAACCCAGTAGTATAAACTAATAACCAAAAACAACAACATATATGAGAGGACATTACGAATTAAAACTTTCGGATGGCACAAGCATACCAATGCGTTTCTGCACATGGTCTTTAAAAAGATTTTGTCAGTTACAAGGTATCGGACCTTCTGAAATAGGACAAGCTTTAAGTGGTAATCAAACATTGGATGCGATAATCAATTTATTGCGTTCTGCTGCTGAATACCCATTGTACAAAGAAGGTATTACTCCAACTTTTACAGATTTAGAGGTATGTGATTGGGTTGATGATCTAGGTGGTCTTGGAAGCCCTAAATTTCAAGAGATAATGAACTCGCTATCTGAAAGCATGAATAGTGGTTTGGACAATGAAACTAAAGGCAAAAAAAGTAATGTGGTAAAAAAAAATTAGAGTGGATTGATATTGAAAGATATACAATGGGGGAGTGCCAAGTGCTTCCCCATTTGTTTTGGGACATGACGATGGCTGAAATGGATTTTATATGGTATGGATATAGGCACAAAGAGGAGCAGGAGTGGGTTAGGACAAGGTGGCAAACTACAATTTTGGTTAATTTAGTAGCACCTAAAAATAAAAAAATCAAGCCAACAGACCTAATTGAACTTGATTGTGATAATCGTAACTTTGTGAAACAGAAAGTAATGACTCAAGAAGAGTTAAATGAGGTTCTTAATAAGTATAATAATGTAAAACCAACTAGTAATGGCAAATAGTGATAATCAAGTAGAATTAAAACTCAATCTAAATATATCTGGGGTACAAAGTGCCTTATATGACATGATTGGGGATTTTACTGGTACAGGTAAGCAATTTGATAAGATTACTAAAAAGATAGAAGATAGTTTTAAGAATCTTGAAGCTGTAATAAAAAGATTTGGTGTTAATTCTAAAGAAGCTGAAATAGCTATGAAGAATTACCAAAAAACATTAACATCTCTTGTAGCTAATGGAATTAACCCAATGGCACCTAGTTTTAATAAACTACAAAATGCCGTTAATGGTACAACTGGAGCAATTAATAATGCAGGTAATAGTGTCAAAAAAACTAATATGACATGGACTAACCTTGCATTAGTTGTTCAAGATTTACCTTATGGATTTAGAGGTATCCAAAACAACTTACCTGCATTAGTAGGTAGTTTTGCCTCTGCTACAGGAGCAATTTATTTAGCTGTTTCAGTTGTTATCGCTGCTATTACAGCATGGGATATGGGTATGTTTAAAACAAAAGAAACTACCGATGAATTAAAAAAATCTCAAGAAGATTTTGCAAAGACACTTTTAAGTGCACAAAGCTCCGCTTTAGAATCAGGCATAAAACTAAAAAAATATCTTCAAATTGCAGAAGATTCTACAGTTTCTGAATACAGAAGAAAAGAAGCTCTAAATGCAGTAAAACAAGAAATTACTAAAGTAGATGAAAATTTAGGAAAATCAATAACAACATTAGCTAAGGCAAAGGCGGCAGTAGATTTATATACCGAATCTTTAGTTCAAAATGCTATTGTAACTACTTATACTCAAAGAGCGGCTGATTTAACAATACAACAAACTGACGCTCAAAAGAAATTAAATACTGAATATCAAAAGTTTACAGAAATAGCTAAAAAATATGGTGTATCTGTAAATATGACAAATGAAGAGTTGTTAAACAAATCTTATAGAAAAGACAACTTTTTAGCTAGAATATCTGGAGACGGATTAGATTCTGCGGTAAATAATCTAATTACAATTAATTCATTATTAAAGGAGACTAATACAGATTTAGACAAATCATTAAAACTAGCTTTACAAAACCCATTATTTAAACTTGGCGATGCAGATAAAGCTGTAGGATCAGATGATACTTTTTCTTCTAATTTAAGAAAAGAAAATAATTTAATATTAAATGAGATTAAAAAAAGAGCTCAATTATTAAAAAATTATGATGATGGAGGATTTATATTAGGGGAAACTCCTACAGAAAAAGCTAAAGCGGCTAAAAAAAGAAAAAATGATCTTGAGACTTTCAAAGACTATGCAATGTCTGGAGATTTTGGTAAATCATTACAAGGCAAAACTTCATCATTTTTTGAATCATTAAATCCAACTCAAAGAGAAGCAGATAATGAAATTATAGTAGCTAGAAACAAATTAATAAATGATCAAGCAGATGCATATTTAAGACTAGCAGATTCAATATCAAATTATGCAACTAATGCATTTTTGGGATTATGGAATGCAATGGAACAAGGTGCAACAATTGGAGAAGCTTTAAAATTAATGTTTATAGATTTAGTAAAACAAATAGCTGCTGCTGCTCTTAAAGCTTTAGTATTTTCAATAGTTTTATCATTATTGCCAACTACTGGAACTGCAGGTATGGCTTCGACTGTTGCAAAAACAAAAGCAGGTGGATTTGGAGACATTTTTAAAGGTGTTTTAGGTTTTGCTAATGGAGGTATAGTATCTGGCCCTACAATGGGATTGATAGGAGAATATCCAGGTGCTAAATCAAATCCTGAAGTAGTAGCTCCTTTAGATAAACTAAAAGATTTGATGGCAAGTGATAGTGGTGGTACATTTACAATTAAAGGGCAAGACTTAGTTTTGGCAATGAATAGAAGCGAAACAGCATTAAAATATAGAAGAGGATAATGGCATATTACGATAAATATAAAATAACCTTTGCTACAAAGACAAGCAAGACTGTTTACCTATATCTACAAGAAGATTTGCCATCTGCACCTACGCTAGTAGAGTTTATAGGTGTAGACATATCTTTAAGTTATATACCAAGTGGAGATGAGATTTACGAAGCTATGTATGCTAGTGAACTTAGCGTTGTAATGGATGTAACTGATAATTTAGCTAACATACCTGACTTTGTAACAGTTAATGACAGAAAGTACTTTGTTAAATTATTCTTAGGATCAGATTTAGAGTGGACTGGCTTTACACTAAGCGATAACATACAAATGACCTATACATCAGGTAGAAAGCAATTAGCTTTTACTTGTGTTGACGGATTAGGTATGCTTAGAAATATACCTTTAAATATTAGTAATGTAGGCAATAGAACTAATAGTCTAAAAAGTGTTTTAGAATATATTCTAACTTGTTTAAACTCTTTGAATTTCCCTACCACACCTAATCTAATGACATCTTGTTCTTATTATGCACTTGATATGAATGATAGGGGCGATGGAACACAATACGAGCCATTTAGCCAAACTTATTTACCATTAAGGACATTTAAGAATGAAGATTATACATATGAGAATAGCTATGATGTATTAAATAAAATTGTTAAGTCTTTTGGTTGTAGATTGTTTCAAGCTGGTGGCAAATGGTGGATAGTGGCAGTTAATGAGTTTGCTAACACAAATAATTACTTTACTCAATATAATTACTTAGGTGCACTTGTTTCTAGTGGTAGTAATCTAAACACTCTAAGCACAATACAAGGGTATTCTGCTAATACAAGTGGTCTATACTTTATCAATAATGACCAAATTAAATTAATACTAAAAGGATTTAATAGAGTTGAATATTCTGTAGATATAGATTATAGCAAAAATCTTGTAGATAATGGTAATTTAAAGATATATCCCAACCTTGTATCTTCCCCTCAATCATGGACAGTAACTAACGTAGGGGTAGGTTCTTCTTTTTATATTGTAGATAATGCAACTGAATCATATGCCCAAATGACATTAGTAAGAGGAGGAGGTGGAGGTTATACAAGAATGATTAATAACTTTATGCCTAAGATTAGTGCATCGGCTGTTTTAAATTACTCAATGTTATTTTTAAATGGAGGAGGAGGAACTAGAGGCTATATATCAATGACTGTATTTGATGGCACTACTACTTACTATTTAAACAATGATTTAGATTGGCAAAGTGCAGCTAGTTCAGGTTATGTAATACCAGAAGGTAGCGATGGAGTATTTAGTATTTCAACCAAGCCTTGTCCTGTTAGTGGTCAATTAACAATAGAGTTTAATAATCAAGTAGGTAATACTTGTACTGTAAGTCAGTTTGTTTTAACTGCTGAATATACATATAATAAGATTGACTACTTTGCTTATTTAAACAATAATAAAGAATATAAAAAAGAGGCTGATATTCCTTTTGGATTTAGGGGATTATATGGTTTCCCTACATCAGTTGGTGTATTCTTAAAATCAGATGCTAGTCCTTTGTTAAACTGGTATAGATATGGGATGGCTGGTGCCTATGGTAGCTTAGGAGAGTTGTTAATGCAACAATACATAAACTCTTATGGTAAAAATATCATCAACATAGATGCTTCAGTAAGTAGTTTTGTCACAACAAATGCTACCTATCCATATTTAAACGCATCTAAGATGGTAAGAGCAACCGATACTGATCCAGCTCAAATAAGTGTAAATAGTAAATCATTTATGCTAGGGAACTCAAGCATTAGCTATATAGGGAACTCTATGAATGGCACTTTACTAGAAATAAGCAATACAGATATAGCAGCAACTATAAATTATATAGAATACTTTAAATAAATTAAATTTGTCACATGGCATCAGTAATTAACGGAACCAATATAGTCTTATACTACTTTAACCCTGCAACAAGTACTGCTGTTCCTTTTGGTGCTGCAACTAACTGCTCTTTTGAGACTAGCGTTGAGCAAGTAGAGGTTTCTAGTCAATCATCAGCATGGTTTAGAGAATATAAAAATGATTTTATTACATGGTCGGTAAATTGTGATGGCTTTGTATCTCTTAGCGACAATTACAATTATGCTTATTTATTGCAATTAGTTTTAGATAAGACTCCAATTACAATCAAATTCTCAATAGATAATGACAACGGAACTGGTAGTGGTTTATTAGGATATACCATCTTAACAGGACTAGCTAACCTAACCAACGTATCACTTAGTGGACCAGTAGAAGGAGCTTCTACATATAGTGTAAGCTTACAAGGAACTGGTGGATATTCTATAGATGGAGTAGAGGTAACTCAAGAGGGAATCAATATTAGCAGTCAGATTGTTAAGATGTATGACTATACAGCTACAGGAGGTGAAACAACTGTAACCCTTCCTGGTGCAATTGGGTTTACTTGCTTTAGTGTAACACGAGGTGGTGTAGAGGTGCAAGACATTAATCCAGTAAGTGTAGATGCGAATGATGTATCATTTAACTCAGTTACAGGTGTTTTAACATTCGGATCATCATTGGCTGCAGGAGAACATATAAGAGCATTATTCAAATAATATGGCACAATTAGTACTTAAAAATATTCTAGCAGGTTCAGGGAACGTACTTGCAGGAGGTGATAACGCAGGTAATGTAACCAAGATAACCATTGGTAGTGGCTTAACATTATCAGGTGGTGTTCTTACTTCAAGTGGTGGTACTTCATTAACTTTAACCACAACTGGCAATAGCGGTGCTGCAACGCTTGTTTCTGGTACCTTAAATATTCCAAATTATAGTTTAACTGGGTTGGGTGGTGTTCCTACAACAAGAACGCTAACAATTAATGGAACAACTTATGATTTATCTGCTGATAGAACATGGACTATAGCAGGAGGGGTTACAAGCGTTTTTGGTCGTACTGGAGCAGTTGTAGCTGTTAGTGGTGATTACAATACTGATTTAGTTACAGAAGGTTCTACTAACCTATACTATACTAATGCTAGAGCAAGGGCAGCTTTTAGTGCCAATGTAGGATCTGCATTGACCTATAATAGCTCAACTGGTAGATATACTTTATTAGCGGCAAATAGTTCTACTGCTGGATATGTTACGGCTGCTGATTATAACTATTGGGATGCTAAACAACAATCTTTAGGAACAGGTACAACAAGCCAGTATTTAAGAGGTGACTTAGTATGGTCAACTCCTCCTGCTCCATCTTTAGATGAATTAGCAGATGTAACAATAACAAGCCCATCAAATGGTCAATTATTAAGATATACTCTAGGCGGCTGGATTAACTTTACACCAACCTATGTAGCTGCTGGTTTCTTTTCAGCTACAGCTCCTTTATCTTATAATAGTTCTACTGGTGTATTCAGCATTAGTCAAGCAGGTTCAGGCTCTAATGGATTCCTGAGTAGCACAGATTGGAATACCTTTAATGGTAAGCAAAATCAATTGAGTGGTAATGGATTTGTAAAGGTTAGTGGTACAAGTGTATCATATGACAATAGCACCTACCTAACCACTTCTGCTGCTTCAAGCACCTACTTACCTTTAACTGGAGGAACCTTATCAGGCAACCTAACGGCAACAGGTTTCTTCGAGTCATCAGATAAGCGTCTTAAAAAGCAAATAGAGGCGAATTATGCCCCTAAAAACATTCAGAATATACAAACCTACCTTTATCAAAAAGACGGCAAAATTGAGGTAGGATATTACGCACAAGAGGTATCTGAGATTATGCCTTATGCAGTAGCTGAAGGTAAAGATGGTTTCTTGGCAGTAGCCTATAACCAAGTCTTAGTATCAAAGGTTCAATACTTAGAAAATAAACTAAAAGATTTAGAACATGAGTTGGGCAGGATTAGCAAATAATCAATGTATAAGCAGAAATAACCTTTTGGATGCTGTTAATACTGGGGTATTCCAATTAGCTGGATCATCTACACCTCCTGGTAGCCTTATGGTAACAAGGAACGAGGCTGAGGCTTATGTGGTTATTAATCCTATTACGTCTAAAGCACTAAATCAATTGCCTGTTAAAACTGACTTAACTCCCATAACAGGTGTTTACAAATGGGAACTTTCCTCAAATGGAGATACATCTTCCCTAACTGCTTGTTCTTTATTTTTAGACATTTATACAATAGCTTGGACTAATACGGCAACCCCTGTAGCTGGAACTGTGTTTTATGAAGATTATACATTGACAACGATATTCCCTATGAGTGGCTATAGCGGTCTATTCTTACACTTTAGACCTTGGAACACTACAGGTGCTGGTTTTAGAGCAAGATTTAACTTGGCAACCTCTACTATAAATAGCCTTGTTGTTGCTTGTTAGGCATTGTCTAATAATTGGTTATTTTTGTAAAAATATATTATAATGTCTTGTTTAAGTACAAATGCTGATTTTAGACCAGCACAATACAACATCTCGATATGGCGAAATGATACTTGGAGTCAGGTAATGGTAATTACTGCTAATGACGTACCTGTTAGTTTAGTAGGTTCTGAAGTAGAGATTCAAGTAAGAAAGAAGCCTAATTCTGATACTGCTGAAATGACACTTACCGAACAAAACGGAGGTATAACAGTAGGAGGTGTTAACAACAACCAAATCACCATTAATTATCCTGTTGATATAGCTGCTGGAACCTATGTTTATGACATGGTTGTAGTGTTTCCTAATGGAAATGAAAAGACTTACATATGGGGTAATTTTATTGTTTACGAAGATATAACTAAGATATAATGAGTACAGAAATAACTGTAGTTAACGACATAGTAGAAATAAACGTACAAGAAGATGTAATTGTGATTGAAGCTCCATCAGGGGCTTATCCTTTACCTACTGGTGTTTATTCAGTATATGGAAGGACTGGTAACGTAGTGGCACAAGATGGCGATTACAACCTAACTCAGTTAGGAGATGTAACCATTACAAGCCCTGCTACTGGTCAAGTATTGAGATACAATGGTACAACATGGGTAAACTCTACTGAGTCTTATGTGGGTACTGTTACATCAGTAGCAATGACTACACCAACAGGACTAACTGTAACTGGATCACCAATCACTACCGCAGGTACATTAGCTTTAGGTTTAGCGAGTGGATATTCAATTCCAACTACTGCTAACCAATCTTTATGGACAACTGCATATAACGATAAAATTAATAGTGCAGCCGTAACTGGTCTTGCAACTAAGACACTTACTTTAACACAACAAGATGGTGGTACTATAACTGCTTCTTGGGATGATGCAGAGGCTACAAGACTTGTAACTGAAGTTTATAACTCAACTGGTGCAACATTATCTAAGGGAACAGTAGTTTATATTAATGGTGGTCAAGGCAACTTGCCAACTGTTACTAAGGCTATTGCAACTGGAGATGCTACGTCTGCTCAAACATATGGGGTAGTTCAATTTGATATTACTAACATGAATAATGGTTATGTAGTAGTATTTGGTTCTTTAAACAATTTAGATACTCAAGCATACCCAGTAGGTACACAACTTTATTTAAGTGGTACAACTGCTGGTGCGTGGACATCAACTAAGCCTTATGCACCTATTCACTTGGTGTATGTAGGTATTGTAGTAAGAAGCCATCCAACTCAAGGTGTGGTAGAAATTAAGATACAAAATGGATATGAATTAGATGAATTACATGACGTATCTGCTCAAAATCCTACAAACGGAGATATTTTACAATATGTAGCTGCTACTGACTTATGGACTAAGACTGCTGGTACTACAACTAACATAGCTGAAGGCACAAACCTTTATTATACAGATGCTCGTTCAAGGGCTGCTTTTAGCGAAAGTGTAACTGGTTTAGACTATAACTCTACAACTGGTGTTTTAAGCACTACAACTGGCTACGGAATACCTACAACGGCAAGTCAAGCTACTTGGAATACTGCTTACAATGATTCAATCGTTTCTGCTGGTGTTACTGGTACAACAACAAAGACTTTGACTCTTAACCAACAAGACGGAGGAACAATAACTGCATCATGGACTGATGATAATACCGATGCGGTTACTTCGGTGTTTGGTAGAATTGGTGCCGTAACTGCTCAAAGTGGTGATTATACAACAACACAAGTAACAGAGGGTACAAACTTATACTTTACTAATACTCGTGCAAGAGCAGCGATTAGTGAAACAGTAACTGGACTTGACTACGATAACACAACTGGTGTGCTTAGTACATCTGCTGGTTATGGCATACCTACTACTGCTTCTCAAACAAACTGGGATACTGCATATACTAATAGAATCACAAGTGCATCTGCACCTTTAAGCATAGCATCAAACGCTATCTCTATTAGCCAAGCTAATACAACAACAGATGGTTACCTTTCTTCAACTGATTGGAATACATTTAACAATAAACAAGCTGCTGGTAACTATATCACTGCATTAACTGGAGAAGCTACTGCAAGTGGTCCAGGTTCAGCTTCGGTTACTTTAACGAATAGTGCGGTAATCGGAAAAGTACTTACTGGATTAAATGTAACTGGTGGTAGTGTAAGTGCTACTGATTCAATCTTAGACGCTTTTGGTAAAGTACAAAATCAAATCAACGGATTGATTGGTGGTTCTATTTATCAAGGTGTATGGAACGCATCTACTAATACTCCTACCTTAACATCAAGTGTGGGTACTAAGGGTTACTATTATATCGTAAATGTAGCTGGTTCTACTAATTTAAACGGCATTACCGATTGGAAAGTAGGAGACTGGGCTATATACGATGGTACTGCATGGCAAAAGGTAGATAACACAGATGCAGTAAGTTCGGTAAATGGATTTACTGGTGCGGTTAGTTTAACTACTGATAACATTAGTGAAGGTTCTACTAATCTTTACTTTACAAATACGAGAGCACAAAACGCAATCACTTTAACTACAACTGGTACAAGTGGTGCTGCGACATATAGTGGTGGAACTTTAAACATCCCACAATATCAAGCGGTATTAACAAACCCAGTAACTGGAACTGGTACTACAAACACTTTACCTAAATTTACTGGTACAAGTGCAATTGGTAATAGTAATATTACAGATGATGGTTCTTTGATTACTTTAGGTTCTAATAGTTATATAAATGGTGCATTAGGGATTGGGACATCTACATTAACTGGTAGAAACTTAGTAATAGAAAAAAATCTAACTGGCTCAACAATAGGTGTAAGTGTTTTTAATAATTCTATAATTCAATCAGATGTAAGTAATACTGCTACATATTATAGAAGTGATTCTTCAACACAAGCAGCTACATTTACTATAAATACTCTTAGACATTATTTTGCTACTCAAGGTACTTTTGGAGCAGGGAGTACAGTATCTGTTCAAACTGCATTTGATGCTTCTTCGGCATTAGTTGGAGCAACTACCAACTACGGATTTAGAGGTCAAATACCAAGCGGAACAAATAGATGGAATATCTACATGGATGGTACTGCAAACAATTACCTTGCAGGAAGTTTAGGAATTGGTACTACATCTTTAACACAATATAATTTAAGAGTATCAAGAAATGTTACAGGCTCTACTTCTGGTTATGGTATTGTATCTGATGGTATAATTCAATCGGATGTAACAACTGCACTTATGAATGCAGTATTTATAAATACGGCAGCTTCTGCATTTACTATAAATAATGCTTATGCGTATTATGTTTCCCAATCTACCATAGGTGCAAATTCTGCAATTACATCTCAACATGGTTATTATGCACATTCAACTTTAATTGGTGCTACAAACAACTACGGATTTAGAGGTGCTATCCCTTCAGGTACAGGTCGCTTTAACTTATATATGGATGGAACTGCTGATAATTTTTTATCAGGTAATACAGGCATAGGTGTTTCAGGTAATCTTGTTTCAAGTGGTCCGATTTTAACAACAACACTTACTAATGGTGGCAGTGGTTATGTTGATGGAACTTACACAGATTTAGCTTCTTCAATTATTTCTGGAAGTGCTTTTGCTGATTTTGCTTTATTTACAATAGTAGTTAGTGGTGGAATAGTAACAACTGCAACATTAACTTGGGCAGGTATAAATTACAAAGCAGGTGATACATTAACAATATCAAATACTTTATTAGGTGGTACAGGAAGTGGTTTAATTATAACTGTTGTAACTGTTGATTCATCACAATTAACTATTGCAAATGCTAATGGTGGAGATATTACCTTATTAAGAAATGATAGTTCTTTAGCGGCAGGAGAAAATATTGGAACAATTAAATGGGGTGGTAGAGATTCAAGTCTAAAATCAAGTGGATTATACGCTGAAATAGGAGCATTTGCTGCAGGTACATTAGGTGGTGCATACTTATCATTCTTTACTCGTTCAATTACTGCTGGTACATCTTTAGTAGAAGCAATGAGGATTGATTCTCGTGGTGGCGTTGGTATTGGTGGAAGTTATGGATTAGCAGGATATGGATTAAGAGTTCAAAAGGATATTACAGGTGCAACTACTGCTTATGGAATTGCATCTGATGGCACAATACAATCAGATGTAACTGCTGCTGCTTATTATAACAGAACCTTAGGAAGTACACAAGCTGCAACATTTACTTTAGGTACTCTTGGACATTATATGGCATCACAAGGAACATTTGGTGTAGGTTCTACCGTAACTAATCAATATGGGTTTATAGTATTATCTACATTAACAGGAGCAACTAATAACTATGCATTTACAGGTCAATTAGCAGCTGCATCTAATGTATGGAATCTTTATATGTCAGGAAATGCTAACAACTACTTAGCAGGTTCATTAGGTATAGGTAGTACTGCATTAACTGGATATAATCTAAGAATAGCTAAAAGTATAACTGGAGGAACTTCAGTATTTTCAGTAAGACAAGAAGGTACTGTTCAAGCCGATGTAACAAGTGATGCAATAGGTTTTAGAAATGATTTAAATACAACTGGCTCAGCATTCACTTTAACAAACTACTTTCATTATTACGCTATTCAAAATACAATAGGTGCAGGTAGTGCAGTAACAAACCAATATGGTTACGCAGTTACATCAAATATGACTGGTGCAACAAATAACTATGGATTTCACGGAGGTATTCCAAGTGGCACTAACAGATGGAACTTGTATATGGCAGGAACGGCTGCTAACTATATGGCTGGTGATACATCAATAGGTACAACAACCGGAGGTTATAAGTTAAATGTTAATGGTACAACAAATATAAATGGACGTTTAACAGGTGCTGATGCATTTTTTTCTAGTACAGTAGCTAATGGTAACACTATTGCATGGTTTGATAATAATAATACAACTACTGACCAATCTTTTGGATTATTAGTAGATGCAGGTACATCTGTAAATGATTATGCTTTAAGAGTTAGAAACGCTGCTGCAAGTGAATTATTTAGAGTATCAGGTAATGGAGGTGTCGGGGTAAATACCGGTGCATCAATAAACGCTTCAGCAAGATTACAAGTAGATTCAACTACTCAAGGTTTTTTACCTCCAAGAATGACTGCTGCTCAAAGGGCTGCAATAGCATCCCCAGCGACTGGTTTAATGGTTTATCAAACAGATGGTACAGAGGGTGTGTATGTGTATAGTGGTGGTACTTGGAAATCTTTAACAATGGTATAAATAATATAATATGACAAATACATTATGGGTAATCCCACAAGATGCAATGGTAACGGCTAAACAAATTGGTACAGAAGTAGATGTAGTAATACAAGTAAACGCATTTAGAATGATTACAGATGGTACTACATCAACTCAAATTCCAGTATGCGTAGGATTAACTCCTCCAACAGAAGGTTTTGTACCTTACCAAGACTTAACTCAAGAGATTGTAGAAGGCTGGTTAAATCAAGGTACGGATGTTCCTGCTTTAGATGCAGAGTTAGCGATTCAATTAGACAATATTATCAACCCTAAGACAGTAGTCTTACCTAATCCTTTCTAAAAATGGCAATAGCTAATATAACTGGGAATATTTTAACTGATAGTGGTGTAGCAATATCAAGCCTTGTAAGTGGTAGTGGTACAACAAACTACCTACCTAAGTTTAGTGGAGCAAGTGCTTTAGGTAATAGTGCAATACAAGATAGTGGTAGTTTAGTAACAATAACAAGTTCAACAGATATTTTAACATCAAGCGGAATTGGATCATCTGGAGTTACTGGTTTATTAAGAGTGGTAACTGCTGGTACAAGTACTGGTATAGCGGTAGGTCAAGCTAATAGTTCAAGATATACTGCTATTCAACCTAATGAGCATATCATATATAATGATGACTTTTTTATGCGTACTAATGGTGCATTCCCATTATCATTAGGTACAAATAATACCATTAGAATGACAATTACCTCTACTGGTTTAGTTAGAATAAATACAACAAGTACTTTAGGTGGAGGTATATTAGGATTAAATGGTAATTTAGAATTTGGTGGTACTGCTGGAGGTAATTATAGAATTATAAACTATCAAGCTGGTTTCTTAGCTTTTGATACAGATAATACCGAAAGAATGCGTATTACAAGTGGGGGGCAAGTTCAAATTAAACAAGGTGCAGATACTGGATCTGATGGCATAAGATTAATAAATATTTCGGCTGGTAATCGTTGGACAATTGTAAATGGAGGTGATAATTTTTTATATCTTGTTTATAATGAAGTATCAAAAGGTAATTTTAATTTTTCAAGTGGTGTCTATACTCCTTTATCAGATAAAAATAAAAAGAAAGATTTTGAAGAATCTAATATTGGACTTAATGAAATTTTAGGTTTAAAACCTACTTTGTATAGAATAGAAGATGAGGAAATATTAGCTGATAAACATCTTGGATTAATTGCACAAGAAGTAAAAGAATTTATACCACAAGCATATGTTGAATCTATAAATGGCGAAAATACATTTATAGGATTAGATTATCAAGCAATCACTTGCGCTTTAGTTAAAGCAATCCAAGAACTTTCTGCTAAAGTATCAGCATTAGAGAATAAATCATAAATTTGTAAAAAATAATCATATGACATTAAGCAACGAACAATTACAACAGTTAGAAGCTATCTTATTGGAAACTCCATTTAAGTATGCTCAACCTATTTTAAACATCTTACAAAAGGCTGCTCAAGAACAAGCACCTAAAGAAGAAGTAAAAGCTGACTAAAATGATCCGCATTAAGGACATCTTATTGGTAGCCATAGTATTCGTATTATGGCTATTGTTTTTTAAGGATTCTACCTACATAGACAAGGCGCATCCGACTAAGCTCGGCAACTACAAAAAGGTGGCAGAAATCCACGATACAGTTTACCAGCAGAAAACTATCACTAAGTACAAACAAGGGAAAGATATACAATCATATATCATTTTAACCGATACAGAGAAGGTATATATACATGACACTATTAAGGTCCTTAACGACTATTATGCCCTAAGAGCCTATAATGATACTATTTATCAGGATAGTAATAACTTTGTGATTACAGACACTATAAGCCAAAACAAGATACTTTCGAGGTCTTTTAAGGCTAATTTGGCTGAAAAAACCATCATTACCAAGCAACTATATGTAGAGAAACCAAAGAATACCCTTTATTGGGGCTTTAGAGGCGAATTTAGACCATCTAATGGCTTACAAGTACTAAGTCCTTCCTTGATGCTAAATGCCAAAAATAAGGCTCTAATTGGTCTTAGTTTGGATTTGTATAGAAATAACAATATTGGCTACTCTGGTAGCTTATATTTTAAAATTGGTAAAAAATAAAAGATGGCTCCGAAAAAAAGTTTAAATGTGAGTGCTAATCCTCTTCCGATTAGCTTTAAAGATTTCGCTAAAAACCCTATTGTGGGAACCCTATTCCTGGTTATTGTAGGAATTTCTGCATTGTATGTAGATATTAGAGGTAATTTTAATAGCAGAATAGACAATCAAGAACAGCGTATAAATAACCTTGAGTATAAAGATAGTCTAAAGACTCAAGCATTAATAGAATGTAAAACAGCCCTTTCCTCTACTACGACTAAGCTCGAGACTTTAGATGCTATGGGGGCAATTAAAAAATCAGTTAAATAATGAAAGCGACCTTCTTAATTTTATTATTATCTGGTGCAGTAGTAGTTGGTAATAAGGTTGCCAATAAGCCAGTAATAGCTCCGACTGAGGATAAAGAGTTTCAGCAGTTAATGAATGACTTTAATCAAACCTTGTCTAAGAATAAAGAAATACAAGTTCAGGCTGACAAAGCTAAAGAAGCTATAGTTAGCCAAACCATTAGCAAGGTAACTGAATTGAAACAAGAAACCATAGCTCTAAAAACAGAATTAAATGAAGTTAAGATTAAGCTTGATAGCGTTGGTG